TACGTTTAAGATTTAATCAAAATATTCAAGTACAAAGTGCTGATCCAACAGTAACATTTAGTATTGGTGGTCCATTAAGTAATGCCAACTATTTGTTCTTTACAAAAGCAACATGGGACGCAACAAATGCTATTGCAGGCGACATTGTTAGTGATGCTAAGTTCTCAGCGGGTACTGCGGTATCTAATGTAGAAGAATTGAGCTTTGGTACAACAGACTATTACAGAGTAACATTTACACAGAGTGCCAATGCTACAGTTAATCCAGGCGATACAGTTGGGTTCTTATTTGGACAACCACCGTATGCACAGCCAGGTGAAACAGTATTTTCGTTTATTGCTACACCAGGACAATCAAGTGCATTGAGTCTTGAAGCATTGAAAGAACTTACAAATACTACACTAGGTGGTAGAGGAACATATCCAAATGGTCCAGACGTACTAGCAATTAACGTTTATAAGACGGGTGGTACAGATACTACTGCGAACATCATTCTAAGATGGGGTGAAGCTCAGGCTTAATATACTACGTTGAAAGCAATAGTGGAACGTATAACGTTTTTACCACTAGGCTCGACTTGGTGTTTTAAGTAGGAAGGGAACAATAATAATTTACCCTTTATAGGTTGAAATTCGTACTTACCATATCCATACTGCGAATATTCATTGTGTGCATACTCAACATAAGGATTAGGATTTCTAAAAGATAATCCTCCAGCGTTTTCATTTGCTCTTACCCAATACACTCCAGATATTTTATTCATACCGTGTTCGTGTTCTTTGTGTATATCGCCTTCTTGATAATCTTGTGTCCACCACACATATTGATTACTGTGAGGTAAGTTTTTAATACTACATGCTTCTTGAAATTTATTAACACAGTCTTGTATTTCACTAAACAATTCCGGAACATCAGTATATAAGTCTATTACTTTTTTAGGTTCAAAGTAATCTGTACTATGTGGTGCATCGTCAGTAGGTCTTGGTATACTATCTAATCTTGATACTAAAAGTTTTTCAACATCATCTGCAATGCGTTCTGGAACAAAATGTTCTAGCATAGGAACAGGAAAGATATTCTTAAAGGCCGACATAATAATTAAGTTTATTTCCTACTTCTTGTAAAACAGTTTCTCTAGGTTGTATATTAAACGCAATAGTAATACGAGGATCATCTTCTTTCCAATCACTAGTCATATGTTCAACACCTTTGCTGTTAGTAATAACTAACTGTCCGTTTTTGTTTTCAACAGCAATTTCTAATGCTTGTTCACCTATGTTGCGATATATAGTTTCCGATGGTTCACATTGTATACCTAAGTACCCGTGGAAACAATTATCATCATCTCCGTACTCGTGTCCGTGCCAGGGAAGTGTTGTTCCTTGTTTAGGCCAATAATTTAACCAACCAACAATCCAGTACTCTAGACTTTCATCATGCGGAATGTTGTTTTTAAATTCGTTTCTAATATCACGTTGTAGTTCAAACATACCAGGCATAATACTTGTAAACAAGTTATAGTATTGACTTACTGCCGTTGGAATTGATGTATGTTTAGTATCAATTTCTTGATTAGGAATTGCAATCTCGTCTATAATTTGCTTATAAACAAAATTACAATTATGTTTTAATTGACTTAGATTTAGATCTAACTTACGCCTGTGTATTTGGATCATTAACAATCTCTTGTTGTGGTAGGGGTGGTTGACTATCACCTGGAATAATTCTATAATTATCTTCAATAGAATCAGGTGTACTTACTTCAGTAATACTACTACCTACTTCAAGTGCTTCTAATTGGTGTGGCATTAATGGTGGATTTCTCCATGTATCGCCTGGTCCTAAAGTCTTCTCCATTACTGTAGCTGTTTGCGTATCAATGTAACGTAATCTAAATGACCCTGAATTTACAAACCATGATTCGTCTTTTTCTTTATGAAAGTGCATACTAAACTTTGCACCAAGTTTTTCAAAAACCATAATTTTCCCACAATACAAATCATTGGTTGCCCAAATTAATTCGTATCCCCAACCTTTGTCTACTTTACCACTATGTCTTGCTGGCATTTATATACTCCTCGATTGTTCTAAAATTATGAACGCCTATACTATTAATTAACTTTTTATTGTGAGAACAGGTGTAATACTGGTACTGTCCTCTAAGCTCATCTGGCATAGGTATTTCTTCAATCTTAGCATTATACTTTTTAGCATACAGTTGAGCAATTTCCATAAATGAACGAGGTGTACCTGTACCAACATTCCATATATCTGTATTATCAACATCGATAAACTTTTCAATAATTTCACATACATCGCCAACATGGATAAAATCTCTATCTATTTTATCACTACCTTCAAATACTTTTATAACACCTGTTTCTTTAGCTTGTTTTTCAAACTTATGAAACACACTCATTTGGTCGCCTTTGTGTTCTTCACCTGGACCGTATACATTAAAGAATCTAAATCCTTGTACGTTAATCATAAACTCTGGTACTTGCATTATAAATCTATCAAACAAATACTTGCTCCATGCATATCCACTTTGTGGTTGTAGTTTAGCATTCTCTTCAAAGTTATCGCCATACACACTAGCACTACTAGCATACATTAGTGTAGTTCCTTTTTGATCGCATAACTGTAGCAGACGCATTGAGAACTCATAGTTTTGTTCCATAATCTTTTCAACGTCACGTTCAGTAGTACTACTAATAGCACCTAAATGAATTACTCTATCGTATGGTTCAGGATCTGGTATAATGTTTGGTTTCCATTCAAACCCCTCAACACTATGTCCTTTAGATTGTAAGTATGCTCCAAGGTTTTGTCCAATAAAGCCTTCATGTCCTGTAATTAAAATATTCATTTTCTTATCTCATCTATAATTTTAGTTGTACTTGCACCTTCAATGGTTGGAAAGATAACAACTTCTGCTAGTTCATTTCCTACTACAGTATCAACTGTATAATCTCCACCTTTAACAATTATGTCAGGCACAATATTAACCAAAGTTTGTAACGGTGTATCTTCGTCAAATATAATTACCTCATCAATAAATCCTAATTCTAACAAAGCGGCTTTGCGTGTTTGTTCATCGTTAATGGGTCTAGTTTCGCCTTTTAAACGCTTAACCGAGGAATCACTATTAATGCCCACCACTAGGCGTTTTCCAAGCGTGTGTGCGTGTCTTAGTAGCTTTAAATGGCCTATATGCAGTATATCAAACACTCCGTTAGTCCATACAACTTTAGCTGATAACTCGTTTTTGGTTACAACAGCAACACCACGTTTTTCAACAATACGTGCCGCACCATAACATGCTTCTTTACACGAATCAACAACACCTCGTCCTTGCTCAATACCATATGCAATGATAGCAAGTACTGTATCTCCAGCACCTGTTACATCAGCAACCTCTCTGACTTCTTCTTTAAATTGCCAATGTGTAGTTGCATTAAGTATGTGCATACCATTAGCACCGTCAGTTACAACTAACCAATCCCAATTATATGTTTGCATATTTTGTTGAGCATCTTTGATATCAAACTTGCCAAACCACTCTACATATTCTTTCATGTTTGGTTTAACTAGATATGCATTTGTGTAATAGCTAGGGTGTTGTTTAGGATCTACTAAAACTTTACATTTACGTTTTAATATTTTTTCTACAGTTTGTTCACGTACTGTACCTTTTGCATAATCACTTACACAAACAATATCGTCAGCTGTTAATGAGTCAAGTAGTCTATGTAAGCTACTTACACCTACGTATGTTTCTTCACGATCCCAACGCATAATGTGTTGTCCACCTTGACCAACTAGTCTAGTTTTAGTTGTTGTGATAGCATGATCAGTTGCAATGTTTGCTTCAACTTCTGTCTCACCTATCATTTCAAGTAGCTTATATCCGTCATTATCTTGACCAACACTACCATATAGTGCAACTGAACCATTGATAGATTTAATATTAAGAGCCAAATTACCAGCGCCACCAATGCTATATTGTTGATGTTCTTCAAGTAAAATAGGCACAGGTGCTTCTGGACTTATTCTATTTGTGTGGCCCAGAATCCATCGGTCTAACATTATGTCGCCGTAAACTTTAATCATTTAACTTTCCGATTCTTCTAATAATGATACTAGTTGAAATACCGTTTGTAGTTTAGTTAAGTTTTGTTTGTTTTGTAATGTATTGCGTAATCCCATATGTAATGGTTTTGGCCATTCTTTAAAACTAACCCAAGCATATCCATTATGCTCGTCATTTAGTATAGGTAAAAATTCATTTTTTACAACACACAAGTAAGTATGAAATTGAAACTTATCATCATTACTTACAAATGTTTCTAACGGTATTGATTTAATAATTGTTGGAACACTACCAAGTTCTTCTTCAATTTCTCGTAGCAGAGCTTTGTAAGGGATTTCTTTATCTTCGTTGGTTCCGCCAACAAGTCCCCAAACATTGTTTTGTTTTGATTGTGTACGGTGTAAGAATAAGAAACGTTGCGTTGTCAACGAATAGAATAGAGCACCACTACAAATTATTTGTTCCATACAAGTACTTATTTAGAGTACTAAACGCCAGCTTCCTTTTCGATACTCGCCTTCAAAGGATAGTGTCCATTCTTCACCGTCCCATTTGTATTGTATACCTGTAGTTAAATTGGTTGTATATGTTATGTCAGTTGTTGGATCTGTTTTGGTACTTGCATCAAATACTATTTGCCAATTTACTCCAGTCCATTCAATAATGTCATTTTCATTAGCAACTAGTGTATCGTTATTGTTAGTGTCTTTCCAAGCATCAGCACCATCTGTATTTTCTGTAGCACCAATATCTCCTAGTAGTAATATTCTGTTACCAGGTACTCTTAAGTTAGTTGGATTAGTTCTAGTTGGATCAATGATTGCATCAATAGTTCCTTTTTGTGGACTGTTTGCTAATCCCATTACTGTATTAGTTGGAATAGTATCTTCGTCCCAATTAACAATAAGTTGTGTTTCGTCTAAATCATTTAGTGCAATAGTACCTACAACTGGTGCGGCTAAATCAATTCTGTTTAGATAAATTTTACTTAATCCTGCTCTATATTCACCAGGTTCTACTTCAAGGTATTCACGCCAATTAATTTCACCTGATATACCATTCTTACCAAGTTGTACAATATTGTTAGTAACAATAGCATCGTAGTTTAATGCTGTGTTCACTTGTATGTGTATTCTTTCTGAACTGTCTTTGTTTTTAGTACTGTTTGCCCAACTGTCATCATAAGCATTAAGCTCTGGCATTGATTTTCCTAAATCAATAGTACCTTTAGTTTCATCAAAGATACTCATTATAACACTTGTTATAACACCTAGCTTTTTAACTTTAGCTGGAGGACTAATATAAATTGGTGTTGAGAAACTTAATGTACCAACATCTATTTCAGTATCAACTCCCATTGGAATAGTTCTTCCACTAAAAACAATATTTTCTAAATCAACAACACTTAAACTTGTCCAGTCTACATAGTTGTCTGTAGTTTGTATTTCTAAACTAGGATTAAAGAACATTAATACTTGTTCTAGTATTTGTAATTTTTGTTCTGTGTTAGTAGACCAAATATCTGCATTAACTTTTAGTGTATATGGTGTAGGCATCATACGTTCAACAGTATAATTGTTACCTTGTGTGTTTAAATATTCTTTACCTTCTGCATCATATTCACGTTCTCTAAGATGTACTTTGCCGGTGTATGTAGCATCAGCAGTTCTAGTACGATCCATTTCTAATCCAGTAACGTATATACCTATGCGTGGAGCACTTGGTATTTTATTTTCACTGTTGTCTTTTATAATGGCGCCAACTTGTCTTGTAATATCTCCGTACATAACAGGAACTTGAACAAGATTACCTTTGCTATCAGCATACGAAAAGTTACTCATTAGCCTTACTAGCTGAGTAATGTATCTTCTTATTTGTCCATCATAAAAGTGTTGCATTACTCTTTACCTTTACAAGATTTACAACCGCAGTCATTTAAGAAAAAATGTACAATGGCCATTGTAAACCACATCC